TCGCCTGACGGCAAAGCAGAAGGTCGCGCTGCGCAAGGCTCGGGTGAAGAGTCATTCCGCTCAGGCCATGATGCGCCGCATGAAGTCTGCCCGCATGGGTAGGCGCATGGGACTTGGCAAGAAGTAATCAACACTTCGGCTAACGAACGCGAACGGCGGGCGCTGTGAGGTTTCTCGCAGTGCCCGTTTTCAATCCGGGGACAGATACATGCAGACCTCGAAAACCGAGACAGTTTTGACAAGCCAATGGGGCAGCCTTTCGCCGCATTTGCTTGCGTCTTTCTATGTCGTTAACCGCAAGGAAGAGAACGGCAAAAGCCTTTGGGAACGCGATAACAGCATCATTGTCAAAGCCCCGATGATTCAGGGCGGCAATTTTGACGTGACACCCAAATGGGAAAGCCCCTTCGAGGGCGCAGGCGCGGAGGCAAAGGCCAGTTCGCTTTTTGCCTTGTTGCAGTCCGGAAACATGCAGGCAATCGCTGATAGCTTTGTCGGTTGGTCGGACACGATGAGCGATTGGGCAAAAAAGAACGTAGGCGAGTTTGAAAACCGCTCTGGCATTACGAAGCTCAACTCAACGCAGATTTTCACGGGAATTGAGCCGATCAAATTCTCTTTTACCCTGCTGTTCCGGGCATGGCAGAACGCTTTTGAAGAAGTCGAGCGGCCTGTCGATCAGCTCATGCAATGGGCGCTGCCTGTCGAAGTCCCGGATGACGTGGGCATGATTTCCCGCATGGCGAAAGGCGCTACAGGCAGAGCGGCAGAAGGCAGTACCTATGTCAGTACGCTTTTGCCTTCTCGCGCACCCGTGCGCATTGGGATGACCTTCAAAGGCCGTTCTTTCTATCCGCTGGTCATTGAGTCAATCAGCCCCTCGATGCTCGATGCCCCCATTACCGCAAAAGGCGATGCCGTGAGCATGGAAGTCCAGATGACGCTCTGCTCGCTCACCGCTATTGACCGCAACGATTGGATCAAGTCAAGGAGATAAATTTATGATCCACTTTCCCGTTCTGAGAACGCGCAGACTCACGATTCAGCTGCGCGAATTGACGCTTGGCGAGGCACTTGCCATTGCCAGCATTCCCTCCGATCAGGATCAAGCCGCGACAACCGCAATGCTTCGCGCATGCGTGCAAAAGGTCGAGCCGGAACTTGATCCCGCCGATTGGACAGTGCAAGAGCGCATGATGGCGGTTGCGCATTACCTCGCGTCAACTCTCCCGTCTGGGCCGGACTTCGAGGTAGGCGAGAATGGGCACTTTTCGGACTACCTCGATGCGTCCTCAGATCACACCGCCGCCGTTGTCTCTGTCGGAGAACTCGGCGGGGACAAGTGGAGCGTGCGTCAGCTGACAGGCCGCATGGCTGAAAGCATTGAACGCCTCGAAGGCGAGACCAAGGACGGCGCAAACAATCCGCTGCCGCCGCGCCTGCATTGGCTTGTCGGCGGTCTTGCCGCTCAGATGATCCGGGACGGCGAATCCGTGCCGGACGCGAAGGACGGCGAGGGTGCATTTGACGATTGGATGATGAACAGAATGCGCACGTTTGCCGCGTATCCCGAATCAGCATTTGTGGAAATGTTGATGCTCTACCGCGCCGGATGCGCCGAACTCGCGCACCTGTTCGACATTGATTTTTCGCATGAGGGCGTAGTGGCTATGCCAAAGGAGGGGGCGGCTGAAGACTTGCCGCCCGCACGATTTCCAGCTCGTGCCGCGCTCTCCGAACTCGCGCTCGGAATGGCGAAAGCTGTACGCTGAACTTGCCGCGAAATTGGCGCTCTACGCACATACGCCTTTGCACTTGGCCTATGAGGCTACGCTCTCTCAGTGCACGGAGTTTTTCGACAGCAAGACATTCTCCGATTGGCAAAAGGGACGCGAGAATGAGGGCAAAGCGCAAATGGCCGTCCTCGACCGAATTGACAATGTAATCCGGGGCGAGTCGGTGATAATCAAGGCAATATCGCGCAGGCCGTCACTCTAGGAAAAACAAGCAATTTGAGAACTGCTCGAATCTCCACAATTCGAGCAGTTTCCATTTTCAGGTTACTCCTACGGAGTTAAAAAAATGACCGTTTCCAATGCCGCCTACCTTAAGGCATTCCATGAAAAGACGATGGCTCTCGGCGCGAAGGCCATCAGCTCTGACTTCACGATGCAGATCATTGGCTATGAAGATATCTATCTTCTGACCAAGCAGTGCCCGTGGCCTACCCTGACTCCCCAGGGCGAAATTGAAGTTTCTACGCCGCTCGGCGGCAAGATTTTTGAGGCGCAGCAGATCGCTACTGCCCTTCAGGGTCAAGTCGCGTTCTATGAGACTGTGAAGGGGCAGATCGACCAGGCACTCATTGACCTGATCGTCAACTCCAACCAGATGGCACGCTTTGACGCGATTATCTACAAGGGCACGCCCGAGCACTACCTCGAAGCCCGCCGCATTTTCGACTGCTTCATGCAGCTCGATCAGCCCGACCTCGATTGGGAAAACCGCTCTCAGCCGCTTCTCATTTCCGGAACGATGTTCTTCCATTACTTCGGGGACAAGCTCTCCGGCAACAGCGAGAACTACCGCTAAAAGCAATCGCTTCTTCTCTCGGGATAGGGTAGGCGGCAATGGCTACGACACTGCGCGAATTGGTCAATGAGTTCTTCGAGAACGAGCGACCGGCGGGTAATCTCCTGCCCGTGGAGGGGGTCTTAGCGCAGGCCATTGCCGCCACCCGTTTTTTCTGCGGCTATGCCGGACTTGAAGCGTACAACTACAAGTCCATGCCGTTTGACGAAATCAACGATGAGACAGAGCTGAACCCCTCCGAGTGGATGCTGATCCGGCCTCTCTTTCTGCTCTACGTTGAGCGCGAGAACGCCTTGCAGCTTGAGGCAAGCCGTGGAATGGGCATTGATCCGTTCGGACGCTCGACAAGCGAGATTGCAGGCGAGATTGCGCAGTACGAAGAGCGGCTAGGGCAACGCGCATTTTTTCAGCCCGTTGTTATCTCTATTGATTGATCCGGAGAGGATAAATGATCCTCTTCTTTGACAACGGCCAGCAAATCCCCGGCAGCGTGATCCGCGAGTCGATTTTGCGCTCTGACTGTTCTCCCGTTCCGCTCACGCTCGAAGTTGAACTCAGCGCGGGCGATTCAGGCTTTGAAAAGCTGACACAGGAAGGCCGCACGCTGCGCTCTGGTACGGGTGACGATTTTCACATTGTCAAGTCCGAGCGCGTCAATTCCCGAGAAGTTCAGGGCGAGTCCGAGCGTGCAAGCATCCGCATTGTCGCTTTGCTGAAAGCGTGCTTGCCGATTGCCTATGTTCGACAGCGTGCAATCATCAAAGAACGCGCCGCGCTGTCCGCGATCTACCGCGCAGCAGGCTCGACCATTCGATCCGTGGACGCAGACTTTCCCGTGCCGCGTTTCTACTGCCCAATCGGGGAGACTCCCTCTTACCACATTGCCCGAATCCTTCAGGAAGAAGGCGGCATTGTGCGCTGGAAAAACCACCGCCTGCAATTCCTTCGCTTGCCCGATATCTTCAGACAATCCCCCGCGCTGACAGTCGCAGAGGCGAACACGGCTGACATTGACGGCGGCTTTCTCGAACGGCATGAAGTCCCTTGGTTTTTCAGCCTCAACGAATCAGCCGGATTTGTCTTTGGCAACCGCTCGAAAGCCCGCGCTGTTCGCTTTGCCCCATTCCAAAACACACAGCGATTGCGCAACCTGACGCGCACGCTTGTTCAGCGCAAGACGCTCAACACCACACTGAACTTTTCAATTGCCGCCGGAGACGTTGTAGAGGTCTTGGGCAATGGCCGTTTTGCCATTGTGACCGCCGCGCACGTTTTCCGCAGTGGCAACGAAGGCGAAGAGCCGACCACCTATACCCGCCTTTGGCTTGCAAGCCTGGAGGACTAATCCCATGACCGAATACGGAACAATGCCGGGACGTTATCCCGCGATTGTGCGCACCTACGATCAGGCGCGGCGCACTTGCCGCATTGAGATTCCCGGACTCACGGACGGCGCGGACGTACTGCCCGAAGCTGAAATCGAATACTCCATTGGCGACAAGTCCCGCTCGGGGCAGTTCGAGACCGAGATTGAAATTCTCCCCGGAGATACCGTCTGGATAGCCTTTATCGGCGGCGATCCCCGCTATCCCGTCATTACAGGATGGCGCAATCCGCAAACAGGAAACAGCGCGAATTGGCGGCGCTGGCATCACCAGAACATAGAACACCTCGCGGACTTGCAGATCAAGCGCGGCGCGGGCGTTTCCATCACGGATGAGGCCGGACAGACTATTGAGGTCAAAGCCGGATCAACGATCACGGCGCAGGCCGGATCGAGCATCACGCTCAAGGTAGGCGGCTCATCCATTGTCATTGACGGCTCAAGCATTTCCTTTACCTCCGCGCAAATCAACATCAATGGCCCGATTACGGCAGGCGGCAGCGGCGGCGCAAAGGCCACGTTCACCGGCGAGATCGAAGCAACGGACGATGTTATCGCGCACGGCATCAGCCTCGACCACCACACGCACGAGTGCCCGCATGGCGGGGATACGGGAGAGCCGAAATAACTTTTTGATCCAAAGGAGTAAAAAATGGATTTGCTTAAAGAATATTTGTTGGAGCTTTCGTGTCAAAGGTCGGCAGATGGCGAGTCGGAAGTTTACGATGCTGTCGCTGATTCCAAGGTTAATGAGGCAATAAATAAGATAAATAACAGGCACAAAATATCTGTTGTTCTGAAAGATTTTGTAGAACAAAATTTGTCTGATCTTGAGGCAAAAATAATAGTAAAAATCGACGGGAAACAAGAAACAAAAATAATAAGGTCGCTTACAGGCTTGAAGAATAAACCGTTTAATAGTATAAGTTCATTGCCTGTAGATGTTATGGCTTTAATGGCGAAGCGAATAATTTATGCTTTGGCTAGATCAAAGGAAATCATTGAGGAAAGTCCTAGAACAAGAGTGCTCGGCCCAGATGGGCACAAAAGAAACTCAGGTCAAATAGCACATCCTGATGAGCTTTTCGTCTATTCCATTGGACAAATGAGAACCAAAGATGCGGGAAACTTTAAGGCAATAGCTGAAGTAAGACTGATGAAGAACGGGGACAACGGTCTTTATCAGATGAATGTTGAAGGTAGCGTAACCTACGCGGACAGGGTGCGAAAGATAAAGGCGCAACTCACAGAAGAAGAGGATAAAGTGATCCTCAAATATTTGCTTGCGTAGATAAAACAATGCCGCCTCTCAGCTTCCGCCGGGTCGTTTCGGCATTTTGAGGCGGCATCCCTACGGCAGAGTCGGTAGAGCCATCGGTTGCCCCGGCCGGGCTATTCCTCTCGGAATACGGGAAGGCACTCCTTATTTTCCCTCTGCGTTCAGTTGTCTTGTGACAATGATACTGTTTCCATGCGTAATCTGACAAGTTTTGTCAGACTTGAATTGACCAAAACGGACTTTGTGTTCCCGTTCGCGTGTCCTTGGGGCAACAAGCCCTCACTCTGCTACAGGAAAAATCAGCCGTTTCCCGTTAGGTCGCTACCCGAAAATCCTAGTTAGGTTCATACCTTCCTAGGAATTTGCAATCATGGCGAACACAAAGCCTCTTCTTTTCTCTTTCGAGGACTTGTCGAGCAAGGACAAGTGCCTGCGAAAGATTCAGCGCGAATTTGTGCGCCTGGGCGTGACTGTCGCTCAGACCGAAATCAATCCCACCGTCAAGCGTGCAGCGGGCGAGACCTT